TGCCCCCGGTGCAACTCGAACTGCTGCCCGCTGCCGAGTCCGACGGGCCCGAGCGCAAGAAGGTCACCTTCAAGCGCGACAAGGACGGCCGCATCATCTCGGCTGAGATGGTCGAGGAGGACTGATGACCGACTTCGTCGGCTACACCCCGGGCACCGGGGAGAACGTCGCCGTCGACCGGATCGACGGCCTGCTGCACCAGCGAGTGAAGATCGGCATCGGCGACGACGGTGTCGCCGTCGACGTGTCGGAGTCGAACCCGATGCCGATCAACGCCGTCGGTGAACTGATCGAAGCGGTCGAGGCAATGCGTCTGGCGATCCAGTCGCTGACTCGCTCGATGGGTCAGGCGATGCCCGACACCGCCGGCCGTCTGCGCGTGAACGTCGAGACGGGCGCACTGACGGCGTCGCTGGCTGCGGCGCAGACGTTGGCGACGCTCACAAACCAGACGCAGGTCGGCGGCAACCCGGCCTTCGAACAGATCCCCGCCCTGATGCGCCTCGGTGCCGACTCCCTGCGACGAAACGTGAGCGTGACCTGATGCCCACCACCAACGGCAACCGCAAGATCCTCGACCTGAAGCGATGGGAGTTCTGCACGCCTGCCCCGGTGGCAACGGCGGCAGGCGCGTTCATCTCGTCGAGCCGCCATTACCGCCAGCAGCAGCTCTACGTCACGAGCGCAACCGTGCACCACCTGTACTCGCCGCTCGAGGATGCGTGGGTGCAGATCCCGTCGGGCGCGCTGGCTGGCACGTTCGCCGCTGGTGCGTGCGGCACGGCCACGGCGATCGGCCCGTCAGGCACCGCCACGGGCGGCAGCACGTCGACGATCATCACGAACCTGACGCTGGCCCGCGACCTGCGCGGCTACAGCATCCACATCACCGGCGGCCCGAACGCTGGCGTGACGCTGGCAATCTCGTCGAACACGATCGGCACGAACTCGGTCATCACCGTCCCGGCACAGGCGTCGGCGTTCACGGCCTCTACGACCTACCGCCTCATCACGCCGAGGTGGTACGTCTTGAACGCCATCACGGCCGCAGGCACCACCACCGCAGCCGTGTTCCGCTTCTACGACTTCGCGACCAACACCTGGGCCTCGGCTGAGACCGGCGCCACGGACGGCATCGCCCCAGCGGCAGTAATCGGGACCGACTCAAAGCTCATCGCCACCCCGTCGTGGCAGGGCACCGGCTACCGGGCCTTCGCCACCGGCACCGCCACGGCTGGCGGCGCATCGACGCTGACGAACTCGGCGAAGACCTGGACCGTGAACCAGTGGACGAACTACCAGGTGCGCATCGTGTCGGGCACCGGTGCCGGGCAGATCCGCACCATCGCCAGCAACACGGCGACGGCGCTGACCACCTCTGCGGCGTGGACGACGAACCCGGACGCCACGAGCGTCTACAACATCGAGGGCAACGACGACTTCATCTACTACATGGGTAGCAACGCCGTCACGCTGTTCCGCTATTCGATCAGTGCTGGCACCTGGACGACGATCACGCCGGGCGTCGCCCGCGCCGCTGCGCCGGGCGCCGGCATGTCGGGGCACTGGGCGTGGGAGTCGACCGACTCGGCGTGGACGAACGAGTCGGCGATCATCTCCGGTCGCCGCATCTACTCGTTCCGTGGTGGCGCTTCGGCGGTGCTCGACTACTACGACATCGCTTCGAACACCTGGGTCAACGGCGTGACCTACGCCCCGGCGGCGGAGACGTTCACGACGGGCAGCAAGTACGTGTACCTCAACGATGCCATCTACGTGCAGAAAGAGGCGACCGGCCGCTGGCTGCGGCTGAACCTGGTCACCTCCGAACAGGACGGGTGGTCGACGATGACCTACACCCAGGGCGCTGCGGCGGTCGGCGACACGGCGTTCGACGTCCACTACACCGACGGTTCCACTGAGATCGACTACGTCTACATGCTGCTCAACACCAGCACGGTCATGCTGCGGGCGATGATCATCTGATGACCGTCGACGACCTCATCCGCCAGGCCCGTACGTGGGTCGCTCGTCAGACGGTGCTACGGGCTGAAGCGGTGCGCCTCGGCGACACGGCCGCCATCGCCGCTGCCGACGCCGAGATCGCCACCACCGAGGACACCATCGCCACGCTCGAAGCGCTGTAGTCGAGAGGAGCGGCCGTGCTGCTCACGCTGCTGCAGTCACAGGGATCGACACCGCCCGAGCCGCCCCCGTCGCCGGGTGGTGGCCCTGGCAACAAGTTCCGGCTGCTCACCGAGCGACTGCCGGACCTGAACGACGACGACGAGGCGATCGCCCTCGCTCTCGTCCTGCTCGCCGCCTGACGGCGACCGACCCTCACAGAGGAGGCCCCATGCTCGCCTTCGAGCGTTACGCGCCCCTGGACGACCTCGAGGTGCGCTCGACGGCCACCGGCCGCCAGTTGCTCGCCTACGCGGCCGTGTTCGGCCGCGACCAGGAGATCCGTGACCGGGAAGGTCACTACCTCGAGCGGATCGCCCCGACGGCGTTCGATCGTACGATCGGCCAGCGCGGCACGAACTTCCAGGTGCTGTTCAATCACGGCCGCACGATTCACGGCGACTCCAGCGAGCGGTACTCGATGCCGATCGGTGTGCCCGCCGAGGTGCGCGCCGACGGGCGTGGCCTGTGGACGGTGACCGACATCGCTGCCACCCCGCTCGGCGATGAGGTGCTCGCCCTCGCTGAAAGCGGTGCGCTGCGTGGCATGTCGTTCTCGGGCCAGTTCCGGGCCACGAAGTCTGCCGGCAAGGTCGACGGCCTGGCCGTCAAGGAACGCACCGAGATCGCGATGGTCGAGTACGGCCCGACGCCGTTCCCGGCCTACTCAGACGCCGCCATCGTGGCGGTGCGCTCGGAGTTCTCGTCGCTCAGCGACGACGAACTCGCCCTGATTCTCGGCGAGGACGACGCCATGCGCGCCCGTCTCGCCGACCTGCTCGCCTCGCTCACGCCCGTCACCGGGCCCAGCGAGTCGTCCCCCACCTCCTCGCCCGACACCGGGCACGTCGTGGTCCTCACCCCATCCCAGCGTCGCCTCCGCGACCTGATCCTCACGAAGGAGACCGCACGATGAACCGTGCAGCACTCGTCGCCGAGGCCGAGGCCATCCGTGCCCGACTCGCCGACATCGACCCCGACAACCTGACCACCGAGCAGGCCGACGCCTTCGAGGCCGACGCCGCCCGCTACTCCGAGATCGAGGCCGACGTGGCCAAGCTCGACGAGCGCGCCGCCAAGATCGAAGCGATCCGCTCCGGCGAGATCAAGACCATCACCGGCGACAGCCGCGACGTGGTCGCCCCGACGGTGCTGAAGCGCAGCGCCGACCGTGACCTGTACGACATCGAGGGTGCGGGCCGTTCGTCCAACGCCCACGACATCGTCGAGCGGGCCATCACCGCCGTGGAGCGCAACGCCGAGCGGAGCTACTCCGACGAGCAGCGCGACGCCACGACCCGTCTGCTGGAGCGCAGCACCAAGCACACGCCGAAGATCGCCGAGTACATCCTGCTGACCGGTTCGCCGCAGTACCAGCAGGAGTTCGAGACCTTCGTCAAGACGCAGGGCCGCTCGTTCGGTCCGCTGCTCGAGCGTGCGGCGATGAGCCTGACCACCGCCAACGGCGGCGCGATGGTGCCCTACATCCTCGACCCCTCGGTGATGCTGACCAACTCCGGCGTGAACAACCCGGTGCGCCAGGCGGCCCGCGTCGAGACCATCGCCGGCTCCAACGAGTGGCGTGGCGTGACCTCGGCCGGTGTCACGGCTGAGTGGCTGGCGGAAGGCGCCGAGGCGGCCGATGCGTCGCCGACGTTCGCCCAGCCGGCGATCCCCACCTTCAAGGGTGCGGCCTACCTGTTCGGCTCGTACGAGGTGCTCGCCGACAGCGGTTTCGCCTCGCAGGTGCAGACGCTGATCGGTGACGCCAAGGACCGCCTCGAGGGCACCGCCTTCACGACCGGCAACGGCACCTCGGCCCCGCAGGGCTTCATCACCGGCAAGGTTGCCGCCGGTTCGCTGGTGGCCTCGGCCACGACCGACACCTTCGCCGTCGCCGACGTGTACAACACGCAGGCCGGTCTCGCTCCCCGCTTCCGCAACTCGCGGTCGGCGTGGATGGCGAACGTGTCCATCATGAACCGCATCCGTCAGTTCGACACGAACGGCGGCTCGGCACTGTGGGCGCAGCTCGCTGCGGCCGCACCGGCCAACCTGCTCGGCCAGCCGATCTACGAGACCAGCGACATGGACGGCACCATCACCGCCCTGGCCGACAACTACGTCTTGGCCTACGGCGACTGGCAGCAGGCCTACATCATCGTCGACCGGGTCGGCGTCGAGGTCTACTACGACAACCTCGTGCTCGGCGCCAACCGCCGTCCCACGGGCCAGGCCGGGTTCTTCGCCTTCTGGCGTACCGGTGGTGAGGTCGTAGTTCCCGAGGCGATCAGCCTCCTCAACGTCACCTGATGACCCCTCAGCGAGTCGGCACCGACCAACTCGCTGCCCTGCTCGACCTCGTCGGCCCGTTGTGGTCGGCGAGGTCGAGCGCCACCGAGACCGGTGTGCACGACGGCTACCGCCAGGTGACCATCGTGCACGCCGGTCGCCTGGCGGTGCCCGGCTTCGCCGAGGTGCTCGCCCAGTTCGCTCCGGTGCATGGGGCGTGGCTGTCGGGCCTTGCGCCTGGCGGCTTCATCGCCGAACACATCGACGCGGGCCCGTACTGGGAGCGGTGGCAGTTGCCGTTCACGACGGCCGGCTGCCTGTTGCAGTGCGGCGCCCCGGTGCACCACGAGGTCGGCGTGCCGTTCCGGGTGGCGCACCACGACTGGCACAGCGTGATCAACACCGACGACACCGAACGGGTGGCGCTGGTGATCGACCGTGCCGTGCCGCTGTCCATTCCGTCCGCACCGCTGCAGGTGCGCAACATCGAGGAGGGGCGATGCCTCGTCTGACCGAGACCGTGCATCACGCATCGGGCACCTACGAGGCGGGCGCGATGCTCGCCGCCGATCACCCGCTGGTGAAGGCCGGGCCGCACCTGTTCGTCGCCGACGAACCGGTCGCCGCCAAGCCTGCCAAGCCTGCCAAGGTGAAGGCCGAGGGCTGACGTGGCCTACGTCTCGCTCACCGACTTCAAGTCGTGGGTGCGCAATGAGCTCGGTACTGCCGAGGATTCGATCCTGCAGGCTGGCATCGACGCCGCCGTCATCGCCGTGAACGAGCATTGCGGCCGCAGCTTCGACATTGCCGGTTCGCCCTCGGCGCGTTCGTTCGTGCCCGAGTCGTACCGCCTGGTCATCATCGACGACTGCACCAGTGTCACGTCGGTCGTCGAGAACGGCGACACGATCGCTGCCAGCGGCTACCAGTTGGAGCCGCTGAACGGTCGTCGGCCGAGCGGCCTGGCGGTGCCGTACGACCAGATCCGACGCATCCACGGCGACTGGTACATCGACGCCACCGATGAGGGCCGTGCGACGATCGTCGTGACGGCGGCGTGGGGCTGGGCAGTCAGGCCCGCCCCGGTGATCGAGGCGACCAAGATCCTCGCCAAGGACATCCTCATGCAGCGCGACACCCGTAACGGTGTCGCTGCGTTCGGCGAGTTCGGCTCGCTGCGGGTGCGGCTCAACCCGTACGTCGAGGAGCTGCTGAAGCCGTTCGTGAAGGAATCAGCCACGCCGGTCGACGCCGTCGGAGTGTTCTGATGGCGACGCTCAACCTGCGCGCCGTGATGACGGCGCTCGCCAACCAGATCGACGCCAACACGTCTCGGGCGCTCGCCTGCTACGACCTGCAGCCCGCAACGTTGCCGCAGTTCCCGTGCGCCATCGTGCGCCCCGCTGACCAGTTCGTCGCCTATCACGAATCGTTCGGTGCTGCGCCGCTCGTCGATGTGCAGCTCGAGGTCGCAGTGATGGCGCAAGGGACGAGCGACATCGACAGCCAGATCGCCGTTCTCGACATGCTCTCGGCGGGTGCCGGGATGTCGAACTCGATCGTCGACGCCATCAGCGCCGACCGCACGCTCGGCGGCGCCGTCCACGACACCATCGTCCGCACTGCGTCGGGCCTGTCACGCGCTGGGGCCGATGACGGCTCGGCGGCGGTGATGGCCGTGCTCGTTGTCGGCATCAAGCTCCGGAGGTAGGGCATGCCTGTCTACGCCAACACGCGCGTCTCGGCGATCGTCGACACGCTCGAGATCGCCACCTTCGCCACAACCGTGACGATGGAAGCGACCGCCGACGAGATCGACGTCACGACCCTCAACAGCGGAGGTTGGCGCCAGAAGATCGCCGGGCTGCGCACCTTCTCGGTCGGCATCGACGGCTACCAGGACTTCGACTTGATCGGCGTCGATCCGCTGTTCGGTACCAGCGGCCTCACCGTGCTCGACACGTTCACCGTGGCGCCGGTCTCGACCGCAACGGCCGGCGATGTGGCCTTCATCGGCCAGGGCCGACTGCTCGGCAACACGCCGCTCAGTGGCGCTGTCGGCGACGCCGCCGGGTTCTCGATGAACTGGGCGGGCACCGATGTCGTCGCCTGCGGCCAGGTGCTGCACCCGTCGGCGGCTCGCACCACCTCGAGCACCGGCACCGCTCTGGCGTTCACGTTCCCGACCGCGACGCAGCGGCTCTACGCCACGTTCCACGTGTTGAGCGTGACGGGCACCGGCTCGATCGTATTCACGGTGCAGTCGGACGACGCCGTCGGCTTTCCGTCGGCAACGACTCGGATCACCTCGCAGACCTTCACCGGGATCGGGCACCAGTTGGCGAGCGTCGCTGGCCCGATCACCGCAGAGACGCATGCCCGCCTCGGCTGGACGATCACCGGCTTCACGTCGGTGACCTTCGTCGCCGCTGCGGCCGTGGCCTGACCTCCCCACCACCCCCAGCACAGAAGGAGCCGTCATGGCCGTCTTCGCATTGACTTCAGCAACCATCCAAGTCGGCACCGCATGGACCGGCACCGCTCCCGGCGGCGTCGCCGCTGCATCGGGCACGATCACCTCGGCCGTCAACATCAGCGCCCTGGTGAGCCAGGTCGAACTGAGCCTCGAGGCCGAAGAGCTCGACTTCACCAACTTCGCCAGCGCCGGTTGGCGTCAGAAGATCGGTGGCCTGCAGATGGGCACCGTGGCGCTGACCCTCAACCAGGACTTCGACGCCAGCGTGACCGACGCGATCTTCGGTCTCGGTGGCACGCTCGGCTTCGGTTCGGCGTCGTCGCTGTTCATGGACATCCGGCCCACCTCGGCGGTGCGGTCAGCGACGAACCCGTCATACGTGCTGCGCTTCCTGAACCTCGGCTACTCGCCGATCAGCAACGGCGTCGGCGAGTTGGCGACGGTGTCGCTGTCGTTCCCGACGACCGGCGTGGTCACCCGCCTCACGGCCTGACCGTGGCAGGCAGCGGTGTCGGCTTCGAGGCGTCGGCCATCTCGGCGTACTTGCGCAAGTTGGAATCGACGCTCGACGACGACGCCCGGCGGCGCATCATGCGTGCGGCTGGTGGCGACGCCAAGAAGGGCGGCCTGTCGGCAGCAGAGGACACCCTCGGCGCTGACCGGGCCATGTCGAACTTCAAGGGTGGCCGAGTGCCGCTGCGGCTCGGCTACGACGAGGCCGGTTGGCAGTTGTCGATGAATCACCGCCCGTCGGGTGTGTGGTTCCTCGCCGAGCGGGGCCGCAAGGCGTCGGGGTCGATCTACCCACGAGCGAACGGCCGCAAGGCTCGCCGCCCGACCGCTGGCCGGGTGGTGACGACACCGCAAGGCCCGAGGGCGTCGTCGTCGTACGGGCCGTCCCGTGGCCTGCGGACGTTCACGATCGCCGCTGCGCGTGAGCGCAAGGGCGGCACCGATGGCGCTTGGCGTGCATTGCAGGCCGAGTTCCGACGCATCACCAGGGGGTGACCGATGGCGTTCAGCGACAAGCTCACAGTCGTCATCGACTTCGTCACCGGCCCGGCCCAGTCGGGGCTTGGCAAGATGCGCGGCGAGGTGGCCAAGGCCGAGGGTGCGTTCGGCAAGATGAAGGCCGCAGGCGGCGTGGCGTTCGACTCGGTGAAGGCAAACGCCGCCGAATTCGCCCTCGCCGCCGGCGGTGCGCTGATCGCCTTCGGCGTCAAGTCGGTCAAGGCGTTCCAAGACACGGCGCTGGCCGCCGGTCAGTTCAGCGACGCCACCGGCCTGGCCGTCGATGAGGCCAGCCGCCTCATCGAAGTGGCGGGCGACATCGGCATCGAGGCCGGAACCGTCGAATCGGCGCTCGGCAAGATGAACAAGACGCTCGGCGCTTCGCCGCAGTTGTTCACCGACCTCGGCGTCGAGATCGCCAAGACCAACACCGGCGCCACCGACGTGAACGGCACCTTCCTGAACGTCGTCGACCGGCTGAACGCCATCGAGGATCCGGCTGAGCGGGCGCGTGTTGCGTCGCAGTTGCTCGGCAAGGGCTGGCAGGGCATGGCCGAACTGATCGGCCAGGGGTCCGCCGAGTTGAAGGCGTCGCTCGCTGGTGTCGCTGACGCCCAGGTGATCGACGAGAAGGAACTGGAGAAGGCTCGCAATTTCCGCGACCGGATGGACGAGCTGAAGGACCGGCTTGGTGCGGTCGCGATGGAACTCGGCGAGTCGTTGGTGCCAGCACTGGCGCAGATGGCAGAGAACGCTGTCCCCGCCGCTCAGGCCGTCGCCAAGGTTGCGGACGCGTGGATGACGGTCGGCAACGCCGTCAAGAACACCGCCGAAGTGTCGGCCGAGATGTACCTGCAGAATGGCATCACCGTCGATCAGCTCAAGGAAATGGGCTACTCCGCTGACGAGGTTTCGGCGGCACTGGTGAATCTCGGGTTGTCGGCGGTGGAAACCAACGACGTCACCGCTGAGATGGCACGGATCTACGGTGAGCGGGTCATCCCAGCCGTCGACAAGGCGACCAGCCTTGTCGAAGACCTCGATGAGTCCACCGCTGCGCTCGACGACACCTACAAGACGTTCCTCGGCAGCCTTGACCAGCAGGACGCATGGGACGGCTTCTTCGAGAAGATGTACGTCTACCATTCTGAGACGGGCCGCAGCGCCCAGGAGACTCGCGACTACACCCGAGACATCGCCGAGATGGTGATGGCGCTGACCGAGATGCCCGACGAGCAGAAGACGAACCTACTGCTGAAGCTTGAACAGGGCGACCTTGCGGCCGTTGAGGCGGCACTGGCCCGCTACCGCCAGGGTGTCAATGTGCCGGTGCGCTTCCAGGGCCAGGGCAGTGTCGGCTTCGAGAAGCGGGCGATGGGCGGCCCGGTCAATGCCGGGCAGCCGTACATCGTCGGCGAGCGTGGCCCCGAGATCGTGGTGCCCGGCCGGAGCGGCACCGTCATCCCGAACCACCGCATCGGCGTCGGCGGCGGCGTCGGCGGCGGCATGAACGTCACCATCAACATGCCGCCGGGCAGCAACGGCCATGACGTCGTGGCAGCGATCCAGCAGTACGAGAAGCGCAACGGGAAGTCGTGGCGCTCGTGAACAGGGAGGGGCCGACATGGCCAAGTATCAGGTCTCGGTGACCACACCGGCGGCGGCTGCTTCGGCGGCGTTCGCCACGATCCGTGCGGGCGCATCGTCGCGCGTGCGGCTGCTCGAGTTGGGCGTGTTCACCAACGCTGCGACCGCAACGAGCGTGGCGCTCATCCGTGCGACGAATACGTTCGTCCCGACCACGTCGATCATCGGCCAGCCGTTCGACACCGGCGACCCCACGTCGATCGCCAACGTCGACACCGCCTGGTCGACGGCGCCGACGGTGACGATCGCCAACTCGCTGCGCCGCATCGCTCTGCCTGCCACCATCGGGGCGGGTGTGATCTGGACGTTCGATCCGATGTTCGCTGTCGGCCCCGCCGGCGTCGGCGGCCTGGTGCTGTGGAACTTCGGCTCCGGTGCCGGTAGCGCACTGAACGTCTACGCCGTCTGGGAGGAATAGCCGATGCGCGCCGTGATGGCGCCGAAGCTGTCCACCGGACAGGGCGTGCTGACCGCACCGGCGACGCTTGCCGCCGACGTGGCCCGCTCGGCGATCGTCGGCCAGCCACCGGAGGCATCGCTGCCGGTGCTCGCCCTCGGCGAGTGGCGGGTCGAGTTGTTCCTGCGCCGCTGGGTCGACGCCACCGCCGACGTGCGTGGCGTGTCGACGAGTCGTGGTTCCCGGTCGGTGAGCGGCGTTACTCGCCGCACCGAGGCGGGCACCGTGACGGTCGAACTGCTCAACCGTGCGCGCCAGTGGGATCCGACCGCTAACACCGACTTCTACACCGGCGTGCCGCTCAGGCTGACGGTGTCGAACGGGTCGACAATGGTGCCAGTGTTCACCGGCCGAGTGGTCGACATCGAGCTGCAGTGGCGCTCGTACGGCATGGACCCGGTCGTTACCGTCACGGCCGCCGATGCGGTGTCGGTGCTGTCGCAGATGGACCTGGCAGCGGTCGCCGCTGTCGGTGCCGGTGAGACGGCGTCGGCGCGCATCACCCGCATCCTCGACGCCGCCGGCTGGCCAGTCGGCGACCGTGACATCTCCGGCGGTGGCGTGGCCCTGGCGGCGACGACGCTGGAGGGGTCGGTGTGGGATCAGGTCGGCACGGTTGTCGACGCCGAGGTCGGCGACTGCTGGGTGCGTGCTGATGGCGTCGTCGCGTTCCGCACGTTCGCCGAGGCGCTGAATGGTGCGTCGTCGATGACGTTCGCCGACGACGGCACCGGTGTCGCCTACGCCGACGTGGCGATGGTCTATGACGATGAGCAGTTGCTGAACCGGGTGATCTATGCCCTGGCCGGGTCGCCGACGGTGACGACGCTGAGCGACACCGGATCCGCAGGGAAGTACACGGCGGGGCTGTTCGCGACGCTGACGGCGACCGACCTACCGTTCTCGACGCAGGCGTCCGCCGATGCGTGGGCGCAACTGGCGCTGTATATCGGCGCCGACCCTGAGTTGCGGGTCGACACGGTGACGCTGCTGCCTCGCGGCGACACGTCGATGGTCGCTGCGCTGCTGGCGCTGGAGATCGCATCGAAGGTCACGGTCATCATCAACCCAATGGGTGGCGGCACCATCACCCAGTCGTGCTGGGTTCGTGGCATCTCCCACGAGGTGACCGCCGATCGCGTGTGGCGGTGCACGCTGTCGCTGCAGTCGGCGGCGAGGTACCGGTTCTTCACGCTTGACGATGAAGTGCTCGGCCAGTTGGATCGCTGGGCGCTGGCCGACATTGCGGCGACGTTCACCGGTGGCCGGTTCGTGGCCGTTGCCGGGAACGTCGTTCCTCGCAGCGACCTCAACAAGTTGGCCGATCAGATGGTGATGATCTACCCAACGCTGTCGGCCGTGACGGCGGCGATCCCGTCGCCGACGACCGGGATGCAGGTGCAGATCACGTCGCCTTTCGAGCGGCGCTACTGGAACGGCACGTCTTGGAGCAGAGCATGACCACAGGGGGTCGATGATGCCACGCAAACAGTGGACAGCGTTTGAGAAGGTCACCGCCGCCGACGTGAACGCCAGCCTTGCCGATCAGTCGGTGATGGTGTTCGCCACCACGACGGCCCGAGATGCTGCGATCCCGTCACCGTCGACCGGGATGCAGTCGGCGGTCACCGCTTCACCCGATCTCGGTGCGCCCCGGTACTGGGACGGCAGCGCGTGGACGTTGGTAAAGAGCGGGTTCCTCTACCCGAACATTCTGACGCTCGCATCGACTGCGCTTGACGTGGGGACGATGCGGTTCGGGCCGCAGAACATGACGCAAAATGTTTGGTACGAGGTGACGGCATCCATGCCGCAAGACTCGGTCATTTTCGCAGCGGTGTCCTCGTCGCAGCAGGGTCGTTTTGAGTTCGGCATCGGTGCGTCTGGCAGTGAAGTCCTCAGGCTCGACCTCGGGAACAGAATGGCCAACTGGCCCGGCAACGGCGATTTTCCCTATGGCGTGTTCGTCGCATCGGGCCAGCGTGTGGCGCTTCGCAACATTACGACCAACACAGTCGGCACCGACATGACGTTCATCTTCGCAACGAATCAAACTCGCGACGCAGTGCAGCAGCGAGCGTTGCAGTCCACCAACAACATCGGCTCGACCTCATGGACGGAAATCGCCACGACACCGCCCGTCGCTGCTGGTGTTTGGGTGATCGGATATGCCTACTACCAGGGCAGTGCCAGCGGAGGCACGTTTCGCTTCGGCACGGGTGCCGCAGGTTCCGAAGTTGCGGTGACCAGCTACATCACCGCCAACAACACCAACACGAGCCTTTACAACGGCGTCTCGCATATTGCGCCGTTCTTCTGGCCGCCCGGGACGCGACTGGCAGCACAAACCAGTCTCAGCCATACCGCAAACATCATGGACATCATCTGGCGGGAGACACTCACATGAGCACCACATGGTACGCAGTCACCGACGACACCGGCACCCTGGTTTCGACCGGCACCGTCATCGACGCCGACGACCTCGCCGCCAAGGGGTACACCTGGCATGAGTGCGAGGTGCCCGACGGCAAGGTGCCGGAGTGGACCGGCACGGCGCTCGTCGCTGTCGATCCGCCTCCGCCGCCGCCGCCGCCGAAGACGCTCGAGGAGCAGATCGCCGACGCTGTCGCGACCGCACTGCAGGCGGTGAAGCGATGACCGCCATCCTGTCCCGCTTCGACGTCGGCCTGCCCGGCCGCGTCACCAACATCGACCGGATCACGCCACGGCCGCTGCTGCGGCCACGGCTCGGCATGGTCATCGCCCACTACACCGGCGTCAAGCGGTCGTACGCCAACGCCGACCTGACCAAGACCATCGCGTCGATCCACCGGTGGCGGGCGAACGAGTACAATTACGTGATCCACGCCGACGGCCGCATCGCCGAGTTCGCCGGCGCCTACCAGGCCGCCCACTGCGCAGGCCGCAACGCCACCTCGTACGGCGTGCTGTTCCTGAACGGCGTCAACGATCCGTGCACCGATGCGCAGGTCGCCTCGTTCCGCTGGCTGGTCGACGTCCTCAAGTGGACGCAGGCCGTGGCGCCGGGCGTGCGGATCGTGCAGCACGGCCAGGTCGCCGCCACGGCGTGCCCCGGCCGGGTCAAGGAGCGCTGGGCGGAGTTGGTGGCATGACCACCATCATCGTCGCCATCATCGGCGGTGTGTTCGGCCTCGCCACGATCTGGCTGCAGGCACGGGTGCATCGCGACAACCGCAACGACCACGCCAAGACGGCCGCGACGGTGGACACCATCGCCGCTGTCGTCGGCGACATGCGCACCGATCAGATCGAGATCAAGGCCGACCTCAGAGAGGTGAAGGCCGACCTGCGGGACCACTCGCAACGGCTGCGCATCGTCGAGGCCGACGAGCCCGCCGAGCCACCGAAGCGCCAACGGAGGAAGCCCGCATGACCCGTCACCTGTTCACCCGCGCGTTCTGGGCCGACGCTGCTGAGCGTGCGATCAAGACGGCCGCCCAGGTCGCTCTCGTCGCCATCGGCCAGGACGCTGTCGGCGCCGATCTGTGGGGCGCCAACCTCGGCAACGTCGCTGCGCTCGCAGCGTCGGCGGCGCTGGTGTCGCTGCTGACGTCGATCGCATCCGCTCGAGTGCCGGGCATGTCGCCCGCCTCGGTCGTGCCGCCCGGTCTCTGAGCCGGGCACCAACGCCCGGTGTGCGCCGGGCACAACTGCCACAGGGAGGCAACAGTGAGCAAGGCCAAGTCCACCGGCGTCGACATCGACGCCATCCTCGCCGACTCGCAGCGCAAGCGGGTCGGCGGCAAGTGCAACGTCTGCACGGCGCTCGCCGCCATGCCTGACGACTGGCGCGACAAGTTCGAGGCAGCCCTCGCCGACACCGAACGGTTCTCGGCGTCGTCGCTGATCGGGGCGTTCGACCGGATCGACGTGACCCTGGCGCGAGGCTCGATCGAGCGGCACCGTCGGCGCGAGTGCGTGGGTAGTCGTGCCAGCGCCTGACATCGACGCCGTGCTGGCGGATTCGCAACGCAAGCCAGCGAAGTCGGCGACGCTCGGCAAGTTGGCCGAACTGCTCGACCGTTCCGGCATCGAACTCGACGACGTCGCCAGGGTGACGAAGGTGCGCGCATGGCAGGGCTTCTACAAGGACGACCAGGGCGAGGCGCACACTGTCGACATGCACGGCATCGAGCTGGTGCCGTCATGGGTCGACGGCCCGGCCTGGCCGGTCGTACAGCCGGGTCCGGTGGTGAAGGTGCCCGCGCCGAAGGCGACCACCGCCAAGCCGTCGGGCTGGTGCACGGCGGTGATCCTGCCCGACATGCAGGTCGGCTACTTCCGCACGGCCAGCGGCGACCTCGATGCGCTGCACGACGAGCGCGCCCTAGCCGTGGCCCTGGCAGCGACGGCCCGCCTCGACCCCGACGTCGTGGTGATGGTCGGCGACAACGCCGACTTCGCCGAGTTCGGCAAGTACCGGCTCTCACCGGCGTTCGCTCAGACGACGCAGGCGACGATCGACCGGCTGACGGTGCTCGCCGCCCAGGTGCGCAACGCTGCCCCACGGGCGCGCATCGTCTGGCTGGCAGGCAACCACGAGGAACGCCTGCCCAACTACGTCCTCGACAACGCCCGCGCAGCGTTCGGTCTGCGCCGAGGCAACGCCCCGGAGTCGTGGCCGGTGATGTCGCTGCCGCATCTGTGCCATTTCGACGACCACGGCGTCGAGTTCGTGCCCGGCTACCCGGCGTCGCACGTCTGGCTGAACGACCGGCTGCGGGTCATCCACGGCGACAAGGTCGCCAGCGGTGGCAGCACCGCCCACAAGTACCTCGCCACCGAGAAGACGAGCGTCATCTTCGGCCACATCCATCGGCGCGAGTACGCCGCCCGCACCCGTGAGGACCGTGACGGCCCGAAGGAAGTGATGGCGGCGTCGCCTGGCTGTCTCGCCCGCATCGACGGCGTGGTGCCCTCGACCCGCGGCGGCACCGACCTCGACGGCCGCCCGATGCGACGCACCGAGGACTGGCAGCAGGGCTTCGCTGTCGTGCGCTACCAAGAGGGTGATGGCATGTTCACCTACGAGTCGGTCGCCATTCACGACGGCTGGGCGATGCACAACGGCAAGGAGTACCGGGCATGACCGGCACCGCCATCGCCGTCGTCTGGCACGACGCTCACGCTGACCGTGCGGGCGGCTGGGTGCTGCCCGCCGACATCGACGCCGAGCCCTATCGCGTCACCAGCGTCGGGTGGCGCATCGAGCCGAAGCCCGGCCACGTCTCGCTCGCCCAGTCGATCGGCGACGACGGTGCGCTCGACCACATCATCCACATCCCCGACGGCATGGTGATGGAGGTGACGGAGCTGTGATCGACATCACCGCCGAGTTGGCCCGCCTCGTTGCTGATGCGAGAGGCCACGGCCTGACGAGCATCGACCTGCTGTCGCTGGAGCGGCTGCTCGTTCGTGCCGATGCCCAGCGCCGACACCTCGAGCAGCGCCGCCGTGACCTGATGGCCGTGTACGACCTGCTACCGCCTGACTGATTCGTTCGCTGCGCCCCCTGAGCAGTGCGACGCCACGCCCCTCGCCGCAAGGCGGGGGGCTGTTGGCGTTTTCAGGCGGCGTACAGTTCGTCGAGCAACTCGCGCAACTTCGTCGACGTTTCCAGGTACTGCCCGTCGAACTCCTTGGTGTCCGCTTCGGTCGCCGTGCCCTGCAGGATCTTGAGAGCGAGCAGCGACGCATCCAACCCCCTGAACATCAGCGCCTCAGCCAGGGGAGTGTCGCCGAGCCTGTCGGCCTCCAACTGGTCGATGGCCGCGTCGCACGCCGCCTTCTCCTCGTCGATGCTGATCGGCCTGCCGTCCTGGCGGTCGAGGTTGGTGAGCAGGCTGAGCGAATCGATGCAGTTGTCGACAGCGAGGTAGGTGTCGCGGCTCATCGTCACGGCCGCCGTGGTCGACGGCGCGGCCGGTGTGGTGGGCGCCACCGTGGTCGGCGGTGGCGTGGTGGTGGCAACCGTTGTCGGGGCTGTCTCGGTCGTCGACGAGCAGCCGGCGAGAAGGACGATGGCGATGATGGGGGTGATACGCATGTGCCCAGTGTGGCGTCCGTGTCAATGCCCCTACCGACACCAGGCCATCCCACGTTCGCCCCACAATCCACCAGGCACGGCGCGACGCCACCTGGCGAAATGCGGCGAGACGGAACGAGAAAGCCCAGGTCAGGGCACCTGTAGTGAGCTTGACACGGTGGAGGTCTCCGGTTCGAGTCCGGCTACGCCCACCGTAAAGCCCCAGGTCAGACGGGGTGGCGAGCGGGTCGGGACCTTCGGAACTTGACCGCCATCCCACAATCCCCCACAATCACCGCCATGACGAAGCGTGCATACGGGTCGGGCAGCAAGCGGGAGATCAGGCCGGGGGTGTGGGAACTGCGAGCCGCCGGCCGCTCCAAGACGGTGCGGGGCACGGCGAAGCAGGCCGAGCAGGCGTTGGCGCAGATGGTCGTCGGCACCGGTGGCCGCACCGGCTCATCCGATGCGACGCTCGCCGAACTCGTCGAACACTGGCTGGCGTCGGCGCGCCTCGAGGCGTCGAGCGTGGCCACCTACCGCGTCGCTCTCGCCCACCTACCCACATCGCTCGGCCGCAAGCGGGTCGACAGGCTGACGCTCGCCGACTTCGACCGGGGCTACGTCGACGCCGAGCGGGCCGGGGCACCGGTGCACCAGGTGCACAAGTTGCACACGGCGCTGTCGTCGGCGCTGACGCAGGCGGTGCGGTGGGGATGGATTGGTGCGCACCCGGCCCGCGGCGCACGTCTGCCGTCACTGCCCGACCGCAAGGTGAAGCCGCCGTCGGCGGCGCAGGTGCAGCAGATCCTCGCCGAAGCAGCGAAGAACCTGCAGACGCACGCCTGGCTCCGTCTGGCCGTCACCACCGGTGCCCGGCGTGGCGAGGTGTTAGCACTTCGCTGGTCGGACATCGACCTCGATGTGGCGACGATGACCGTCGGCCGGTCGCTGAACGAGGACCGGACGGCCAAGGTCACGAAGACGAACCGGGTGCGGGTGGTGCGCCTCGACGCCGTCACGGTGGCGCTGCTGCGCCAGTGGCGCAACGGCCAGCGAGAGCGCGCCCTGGCATGCGGCGCAAGGCTCGCCCGTGATCCGTTCGTCCTCAGCAACTCGCCGGATTCGTCCGTGCCGTGGCGACCCGACGGCACGACGCAACGGTTCCAGCGGCTCTGCGCCCGGGCCGGGGTCGACGGGGTGCGGCTGCACGATCTGCGGCACGCGATGGCGTCGCAGCTGCTCGAGCGTGGCGTGTCGCCGGTGACCGTCGCCGGCCGTCTCGGCCACGCATCGACGACCACGACGCTGCGCACCTACGCGCATGTCGTCAGCGGCGCCGATGCTGCCGCTGCCGACGTCATCGCCGACGTGATCGGCTGAGTGTCGCGCGCGACACGCGCAACGTGGTCTGACATGGTGGTCATGTTGTGCGCGACGCTAAGGCATGACCGACGATGCGCCCGAGCCTGTCCGTGGGGGGGCACTTGCGCGCACCCTCGCTCTATGGTCTGGCCATGCCTGACGAGAGCGAAATCCTGACTGTCCTCACCGCTTTGCAGGAGCGAGCCGATCGACTGCTTGCTGCAGCTCGTCGATCTGTGTCTGCATCGCAGCCATCGTCGCCAGCATCGTCGACGCCAGACGCTCGAACGCCGCCAGCACCGCATCGTCACGCTGGCTGATCACCGGCGGCGGCGGCGGGTTCTCCGGCCAGTCGAGCGGCCAGTCGAAGGCCCGGGCCACTGCCTCGCGTGCCTTGTCATGGCGACGTTGAGCACCACGCTCGACCAGATCCCACCACGTGTGCGACACACCAGCAGCCTCGGCCGCTCGACGCATCGACCAACCACGCCGAAGTCTCTCGTTTCGTACGATCTCGCCTGTTTCCGCATTCACGTTGCCATTATGCGCCGATTGGCCATCTAGTGCAAAGCGGTCAATGGTCCTAGTCCATCGACGTCAAATAAGGCCGCACGGCCCGAGACGTCTTGACGAATGGCCAAATCTGGTGTTGAGTCTCGCTCCGTGGGGAACACACACACCGGAGGGGCTGACGCTCTGACCGTCATCGTCCAGGCCGACACCGCCATCGTGGTCGGCGCCGCAGAGGCAGCCAAGCGGCTGAACACGTCCGAGCAACGGGTGCGCGAGTTCGTGCGGGCCGGGCTGCTGGCCACCGTGCCGCACCTGTCGACCGACGCCAAGCTGGCGATCGCCGTTCGCGAGCTCGAGCGGTTCGCCGCTCAGGGCACGACCCTGCGGGCGGTGGCGTCGTGAGGTACGTCAACTCCACCGCTACCGAGCTGCCGGTGCGGGTCCGCCTCGTCGGGCATCGCACGGTCAACGGCCAGCACCACGTCGCCATCGGTGACAGCCTGGCGCTCTTCGCCACCACCGACGAACTGTCGGATCTCCTCGACCAGTTGTTCGACGTGCTCGGCGAGGTGCGGGTGCGCGACGTGCGAGTGATTCTCGGGGTGGCGTCGTGATCGCCGCCTGGTCCGACCGCATCGCCGCCATCGCCTGCCTGGCGGTGTGGGCTGCTGGCACCTACGCCTGGCTGCGCTGGTGCGACCGATGAAGGCCCTGGCCGCTCTCGCCTTGCTGCTCGGCCACTGCTCGGCGCCGACCAGCACCACCGCCGACCGCTGCCCCGAGTACCGCCAGACGGCGCTCGACGCCGGCTGGTCGGAGGCCGACTGGCCACGGCTCGACGCCATCATCTGGCGTGAGTCCCGCTGCACGCCCACGGCGCACAACGGCCGGGGCCGGGATGACAGTTACGGGCTGATGCAACTGAACATGCGGGCACACCGCAAGTGGGTGCGGCCGCTGGTCGACGGCGACTTCGGTCGGCTGTTCGATCCGGCGACGAACCTGGCCGTCGCCCGGCAACTGTTCGACCGGGCCGAGCAGCAGATGGGCTGCGGCTGGCAGCCGTGGACGACGAAGCGCACCCGGTGGTGTGCATCGTGAGCCACGTTGTCAACCTCCGCCCCCGTCGCCGCCGACCCTACGACTGGTCGGTCGATGAACTGTCGCCGCTTGATGTGCGGCTGATCCTGGCGGCACTTGCCGCCTCCGACGTGCAGGCCGTCCGTGACGCCGGCCACCGTCTCGACCACCACCTTCGCCGCACCGGCACATCCCCAGCCGGTGCAGGCCGCCAGGGCGTTCCCGGGAGTCCGTCCCGGTTGCAGCGCCCTGGCGTTATCGACCCTGACGGAGGTGTGGCGTGATCTGGTACGTCCTCACCTTCGCTGCCGGCGTGCAGCTCGGCCTGGCCGTCACCCTGTGGCGACTCGGCGAGCAGCGCCAAGCGCTACAGGACTGGTCCGACCAGCTCGACGAGCGTGCCGCCGACCTCGACCGGCTGTGGAACATCGTCATCAGCGAGCGGCGTGGGGGGTGCGGGCGGTGAAGCTCAAGTACTCCGCCAAGGCCCACGGCTACTGGTTGAACGGCAAGCGGTGCAAGTCGCCGAGCGCCATCGCCAAGGTGCCCGACGACTCTTCGGCGCTCGACTTCTGGCGTCGCCGTCAGACCGCCATCGGGCTCGCTCTGCAACCGCACCTGCTGACCGCTGTCGCCGCCAACGCCGACGACAAGAAGGCACTCGACGCCATCTGTGAGGAGGCGATGACCGCTGCCGGTGCGTCGTCGGGCCGGGACTACGGCACCGCCGTGCACAAGATCACCGACCTGCTCGACGGTGGCGTGTTCGTGTTGGAGACGCCCGAGGTCGTTGCGATCCGTGAGACGTGGCGCACGCTGCTCGACTCGCACGACCTGGAGATCGTCGCCAGCGAGCAGGTCATCGTGCACCCCGACCTGATGGTCGCCGGCCGGTTCGACCGGGTGGTGCGGCACCGCAAGACCGGCGAGTGCTTCATCCTCGACACCAAGACCGGCAAGTCGGCCGCCGACTTCCTGCAGTCGCACGCCGTGCAACTGTGGCTGTACGCATCGGCGCCGCTGTGCGCCGACGGCCCGACCGGCGACGCCGACTTCGAGGTCGCCGAGTTTGTGCCGATGCACGCCGTCAGTCAGTCGGTGGCGCTGGTTGCGCACCTGCCGATGGAAGGCGAAGCGTCGATCATCGGTATCGACATCGCCGCCGGGCGGCAGTGCTTCGAGCGGGTCATCCAGCCGACGTGGGCGTGGCGTTCACGCTCCGACCTGCGGGTCGATGGTTGGAGCAATCCAAGATTTACGCCGCCCGCACCCGCCGTGTCGGATCGTTCCGCCAACCTCGTCGACCGGTTGCGCACCGTCGCCGCCCTGTCGCCCGATGTCGCCCAGCGGGTGCGCGAGGCGTGGCCCGCTGGCTGCCCGAAGTTGTCCGAAGGCGGCCACACCGCCGAGCAGCTCGACCGGATCCAGCAGATCGTCGAGCAGGCCGAGACGATCACCTCGGCACCGTTCGCCGACCTGCCGACCGAGCCTGCGCCGCTGCGCACCGTGGACGTCGCCGAGGTGCGTGCCCGGGTGGTGCCCGATGAGGGTGAGCCTGCGGGCGAGGGGCGCATGGTGCAGATGCGTGAGTTGCACGCTGCGCTCGACGACGTGCAGCGGGCATGGATCGCTGCGCTTGCCGACCAGTCGCGCGCCGTGGCGTCGTTCCACCTCGCCGAGCGCAAGACGACCCGCAGCACTCGCATCGTGCGGGGACTGATCGTCCTGGCGCAGAACGACTGCATGGACGACGACCTCGTCCGTGCCGCTGCGGCGTTTGCGCTCGACAGTGACGAGCCGTTGCAGGCGTCGATCCCGCCTGGTGCGGCGATCGCTGCACTCGGGTGGACGGAAGCGCTGACCTTCCAGACCGCCTGCGAAACCTTCGTCGAGGGGCGCATGACGCTCGCCTTCGACGACACCGGAGTGATGCGGCTGGTTGACCGGCCGCTCACCGCAGACCAGGCCGCCGAGCGACTCGGCGGCACCTGGGCCTGACAACCAACCAAGACAACCAACAAACACACCAAGGAGATACCCACAATGTCCGACCCCTTCAGCAACCAGTCCGACCCGTTCATGGCCGCTGGCGGCTCCAGCCTTACCGACATCAAGTTCCCGAACCTCGGCGACACCGTGACCGGCGTGGTCACCGCCATCGACCAGCGCGACGACACCAAGCCCGACGGCGGGGTGAAGCGCTGGCCCGACGGCAAGCCGATGGCCGTGTGGATCTTCACGCTCGACACCGACGACGGCCCGCAGGCGCTGTGGGTGCGCGGCAACATGGTCACCGCCATCCGTGAGGCCGCTGCCGCTGCCGGGCTCAAGACCGTCATCGGTTCCGAGCTGACGATCAAGCACCACGACCTCGGCGAGGAGCGCAAAGGCTTTGCCCGGGCCAAGTTGTTCAAGGCCAAGTTCGGCCCCGCACCGGTGAAGGCCGCCAAGCCCGCCGCACCCGCAGACGAGGCGTGGTGACCGCCGCCGAGCACCTCGGCCAGGCGCTGCGCCTGCTCGAGGCCGAGGCGAGCGAGATCGAGCACCGCATGGCGTTCGTCCGTGCCGCCATCGAAGCGTTCGGCCTGGACGCCGACTCGCTGCTGATGGACCTCATCGCCGATGAGGAGCGGGCCAACAGGACTGCTGAGGCGTGGGAAATGCTCGGCGTGGCCGACGTTCCCGAAACTGCGCAGCAGGACGACCCGGAAGTGCCCTACGGCCGCACGCCGGGAGGCCGCTGGGACTGGGACGTGATCGCCCGTGCGATCAGGCGTGCCGACACCGTGGGCGAGCGGCGAGCGGCGTGGCTGAACGACAAGTTCGACGTCAACGCCACCACCGCTCAGTGGATGGTGAAGCGTTGCCGCGAACAGGGCCTCATCGACGCCGACCGGCCCGCCGTCAACCACCAGGCCGCCCGAGACGCAGCGGCGGCAGCGCTGTGACCGGCGACTACCCGGTGACCTACGCCCACTCCGTGCACCACCTCGGTGCATGGGTGGTCGTCGGCCCGACCGGTGTGATCGCCTGCCCCGACCGTGCGACCGCCAACCGGATCAACGACCTGCTCGCCGAGCACGGCTTGGTCGGCGTGCCCGACAGCCTCGAAGGCGTGGAGTGGGCGCAGTGACCCTCACCATCGGCATCGACCCTGGCGTCGCCGGCGCCATCGCTGTCGTCAACGCCGCCGGCGAGGTGCTCGTCTGGGACATGCCGACGATCGAGGTGCGTGGCAAGAAGCGCATCTCGGCCCGGCACCTGCGCGACCTGCTCGTCGACATCGGCCCGGCCGTCATGGTCGTCGTCGAAGACGTGCAGGGCGTGCAGGGTTCCGGCGCCACATCGGCGTTCTCGTTCGGCCGTGGCTGCGGCGTCATCGAAGGCGTGCTCGCCGGGCTCGACCGGCCCGTCACCTACGTCACGCCGCAACGCTGGACGAAGGACCTCGGCGTCGGCGCCGACAAGGGTGCGCACCGCCTGGCGGCGCAGCGGCTGTGGCCGCTCGACGACCTGTTCGACCGGGTGAAGGACGACGGGCGCGCCGATGCGGCACTGCTCGCTCACTGGTGGATGAGGGGGCTGGGGTGAACATCAGGCAGGACCGCTACCAGCTGCAACTCGCCGAGCGAATCACTGTCCGGAAGCTCTATCGCTACTACTCGTCGCTGTGGGGCAGGGCCGTCGCTCGATACGAGTGCACAGAACTGACCCACCGCCTCGACCGAGCGAGCGTCAACCGGCAATGGCTGTCCGAGTTGCATCGCAACCGGCGACAGGAGGGGCTGCTATGACCCCCGACCAGGCACGGCTCGAGCATTTCGTGGACTGGTGGATGAAGGCCATCTACGAACACGACGCTGAGATGAGGGTGGCGATGCACCTCCACCTGCTCTGGTGGGGCGTGCCGATCGGGCCGACGATGTCGATGGCTCACCCGCCGAAGTTGCGGGGAATCCTGGCCGAGGTCACCCCATGACCCCCGATCCGACACCGATCCCGGCGACCGGAATCACCCGCGACGAGCACGACAAACTCGTCGCCGCCAAGGGTCGGCCGCTCACCCAGGGACCGATCAGGCGGCGACGCCAGGTCGACGACGCCGCCGACCTCGGCGGCATGACCGTGCTCGACGGCGTGCTGGCCGAGCACCTGAGGAACGAGAAGAACAGGGAGGTAGGGGAGTGACGAAGGATGAGCTGTACCCGATCATCGACGAGGTGCTGCACCAGCGCTGGCACCCGCACACCAACGCTGGCAGCGCGTGGATCGACATTGTCGAATGGGACGTCCAGTTGAAGATTCACGAACTGGCCGAGGCGCTGTGCGACGCCATCGTCGAGCGGGTGGCGGGAGGGCCGTCGTGAGTACACCTCTGTGCGAGTACCCCAGCGAACGCAAGGACGGCACGTTGTGCGGCATGACTGCCGAGTCCGTTGTTGATGTAGTCCGAAGCGAAGGTGTCGGAGCAGCGACATTCTTCACTTTGCCAATGTGCCTCGGCCACAGGCTCGCCCTAGGTAAGCACGTCATCGCGTTCCAGCCATACCCCGAGGGGGGCCCGTCGTGAGCGGTGACATTTGCGATTGGCTTGCCGAAGAGGAAGCCGATGCTGAGCAGTGGGGCGGCTTGGGCGGTGCCCAGTTCTATCGGGAACAGTTCGCCGCCGCCCGCACCGAGATCGAGCGGCTGCGTGCCGAGGTGGAGCGGCTGTCGGCCGACCCCACGATCTACAAGCATCAGTGCGGGCACTGCTCTCGTTTCTCGCCGCTGCCATTCCTCATCCCTGGCTACCTCATAGGAGGCCCGTCGTGAGTAAGGACGATTACCCGACAATGCGCCATTGGACGAACGGCGGCGCTTTGACCGGCTTCCTTGGTGACCAAATGGAGGTTGAGGTGCGTAGCGCACTGGCCGAGAACGAGCGGCTGCGGGACGAGCGCACCGCCGAGCGTGCCCTGGCCGACAGGCTGGCTGTCGCGTTGCAAGAGATGTTCGATCCGTCGCTGCGCGATGCAACGCACGACGAAGTGATCGGTGTCTGGAAGGCAGCGCAGGACACCCTCGCTGGCTGGGAGGAGGCCCGTCGTGAGCGGTGACCTGATCTTTGCTGACCGCAAGTACCGCAAGATGGGCGGCGTCTGGATGATGCAACCCAACACCTTGATGAGGGGCTTCATCGCTGTTGCCGAGGAATCGACCATTGCGATGCTGGACGAGATCGAGCGGCTGCGGGCCGCTGGCGATGCGATGGCTGACAACTTTCGCCGCCATGTCACGGCATGTGGCGTGAACGATGGCCGAGAGTCTCTGAGCGCATGGGAGGAGGCCCGTCGTGAGCGGTGACCCGCACGTTAGTTCCGAGTGCCCAGCACTTCGCCATCTGGTCGCTGGCCTGGTGGGCGACAAGCACCGCCACCGCTACACATCGTCGGCCTACTTCAAGATGGTGGTCGACCAGATCGCCGCCATGCTCCCTGCCTGGGTCGATGGATTGGCCGCACAGTCAGACGCCTACGACGTGGATCACCAAGCCAGGATGCGGCAGATGTTGGAGGGCTTCAACGTCGCCCCCATGCAAGGAGGCCCGTCGTGAGCGCTGACTGGCGCACCCTCGCCGCCTGCCGTGGGCTCGACCCGGAACTGTTCTTCCCCGAGCGGGGCGATGCGTTCACCGCTCGCAACGCCCAGGCGGTCTGCGCCACCTGTCCGGTGGCCGAGCAGTGCCTGGAGTTCGCCATCGAGGTCGGCGAGACAGAGGGCATCTGGGGCGGTCTGTCCGGTCGGCAGTTGCGGCAGGAGAGGCAGCGACGGGCGGGTGGCCGCAAGGGGCCGAAGCCGGGCACGACGCTCAAGCCGATCAAGCACGGCACCACCAGCGGGTACTCGGCGCACCGCTACCGGGGCGAGCGACCTTGCCAGTCATGTCGTGAAGCGGCAGCCGCCTACAAGGCCGAACGGAAACAGGGCAGGGCGGCATGAGCGGCACCTTCCATCACATCGAGGTCTACGAAGAGGCCGACGAGCATTGCTCGGTCTGCGGCGCATTGGGCAAGGTCGAGTGGTCGGACGTCAGCACGAAGATCGACGTGCGTCAATTCCGGGTAGGGCGAGTGACGTGCCTGAATGGCCCGCACCGTCTCACCCCTGCCCAGTGGTTGAGCATGAAGGCGGCAACCGTGGCGCAGGCGGAGCGGTCGGTGTGGCCGTCACCGCCCGGTGCCGTGGCTGGTGGTCCGAGAAGGACGAAGGACCGCTGGTGGCAAAGGGGCCAGCCATGAACTTTGCCGAACTGCGTGCGCAGCTCGCCTGCACCGGCCGTGGCGACGAGATGGTCGTCGACGCTTGGCGGCCGCAGCACCAGCGCGCCAGGCAGGAACGGCACGCACTCGCCATCTGCGCCGACTGCCAGCACCTCGACCGGTGCCGGGCGTGGGTGCTGCGCCAGCCGGACGACCCGTCGCCGGTGATGGTCGTCGGCGGCATGACACCGGGGCAGCGGCGCCGGGAGCGGTTCGGCTCTGAAGCGTGCGGCACCGACCGGGGCTGGCAACGACACCGGCGAGACGGCCAGACGGCCTGTGCGGCCTGTGCTGCAGCACACAACGAAGCGACGAGGGAATGGCAGCGGCAATGGCGAGAGAAGAACAGGAAAGGGGCGGTGGCGTGAGCCTGGAGAT